TTCATGAGTCATTTTAGAATGGTTGGTTGTTATCGTCTGTTGCTTCGAACACATTGGTGTCCTCCTTGTACCTGCCTGTGTCGTGGTTATAACTAAGAGTAGTACAATGTCCTGTCTGTCCGCTGAATCTATTCTTTAACACTCTTACTCGTGTCTCGTTAGATGTAGTCTCAGCTTGTTGATTCCTCTCCAGTCCTATGACCATGTCACTTAGCTGTGCGATTGCTTGACTGCCTCTCAGGTGGTGCAGACTTACTCGTCCTCCCTCCTCGTGACCTGTGTCTACTCTCTTCAGGTGACTGACCAACACCATACCACACCCTGTCTCTTCAACAAGACTTCTAAGTTTGGTCATGGTGTTATCAATTAACCGCCGTTCATCGTCTCCTGCTATACCACTGACAACAATGCTTAGGTGATCCAAGAATATCCACTTACAATTAAACCCTTTTATAAGGTACTTTATTTTAGTAAGCAGGTTGTCGCTGTCCATACTGCCGAAGTGATCGTAGGTGTAGAACTTTCCGTTCCCTACTGTCTCTTCAAACGCAGGACGTAACGCTTCCGTATCTAGTTGTTCGTCTTCTAGATGTAATGGTTTATTCAGATGAATGCCCATGATACCAAGAGCTGTACGCCTGACGGATTCCTCCAGTGCTATATAACCTACCGTCTCGCCAAGACCTAGCAGGTGATGAGCAACCTCACGACAGAACAGAGACTTACCTATTCCACTACCCGCGCATACCGTAACTAATTCTCCTAGTCTCATGCCGTGGGTTAACTCATTTAAACTATAGTACGGATACGGCACAGCTTTGTGTTCTTCAGTATTACTTACCAACTCCCACAAGTCCTTACCGTTTACGATTCCGTCAGGTCTGTACTCTCTTGCTTCATAAAGACACGACACCAACTCTTTCGACTTACCTCCTGTCAACATATCAGACGGGTCCTTTAGTGGTAGCTCTGCGATGTGTGCTTTGCCGGGGGTCAGGAGTGCTGCACATTCAGCTGCTCCCTTCCGTCCGACATCATCCATATCAAAACAGAACACCACTTTCTCAAACCGTTCCAACCAGTCGATAGCTTGTGCCACGTGTTTCTTTGCAGCACTTGCTCCGTTCGGTACGCTGACCACGGGCCATCTGTTATCCATAGCCTGTGACGCACTCAACGCATCTATCTCTCCTTCGACTACAACAACACGACGTCCTCCTTCTTTCCATAGGTGCTGACCGTACAAGCCGACCAACTCACCACGAACACTGAAGTTCTTGTTGGCGTATCGTATCTTCTGAGCTACAGGCTTACCGTCTCGTGTCTTATAGTTAGCTATCTGAACATCCTCACCATTCAAACGACCGACCCAATAGCCCCACTTACGACACGTTTCCAAGGTTAGGTTGCGTCGAGGGATTGCTTTGGGTTCGCCAGTTAAGAACTCTCTCGGTGTTGGTTCGCTCACTCGTCCTCCTTGTCCACTATAATTTTGACACACGAAACAATAGGTGCTTCCGTCATCGTTGGTGGCTGCTCCGTCACTTGACCCGCACTTGTCACAGGGTTGGTGCGTTTCTGTGAAAGCCATGACTTTGGTATGATTTTATCTGCATATGTTATTCCTTTCTTTTCACACCAACGAGCGTAAGTGGTGTCGCTTCCCTTCCGTATCTTGTTCGCAGCGTTCATAAACACCATTCGTATATCTAGGTGTGGATGTTGCTCACGTACTAACAGATGTTTGGTTCTGTCCTCGACCGTCCAAACTCCCTTTGCCTCTATGATAATACCATTAGGCAGGATGAAGTCTGGTGTGTAGGTTGATACTTTTTGATACTCTATCTTTAGTGTCTCGTATTCGAAGTCGACACCACTACGCTGTAATTGGTTAGCTAATTTAGATTCGAAACCTGAACGATAACGGTTATTAGAAGTTCGCTGTGACTTCTGTCTCGCTCGTTTCTTCCGCATCGAATACTTGATCTAGGGTTTCTCCTCCGTTAGCTACGAATCCTTCTTCACTTGTGAATCCGAATGCATCAGCTGCCATCGCACTGACTCCACCGTTCTGTAACTCTATTACTTGAACAGCTTGCAAATCAAACGACACACCAAACCCTGCCATCGCTGTGTACCAAAACCTCGGACGAATAGCCATGTTTACTTTACTACCACCCCATACTTTAACATCTTCAGGTAACGGTTTGCCTTGGCTATCGAACAACGCAATGGACAGGCTGTAAG